CTTTTACTTTTAAAGACGGATAATTTTCATAAAGAATTTTATAATGGCCCCAAGGTTTTTCAGTTATCATAAAAATAATTCCAAACAAAAACTCTATCTGAATTTGATTTCATTTGCTTTAATATCCTATCTGTTAAATAACTTTTATGAACCCACCAATCTTCAACTTCTCCATCTCGAAACCACATTGACATATTAGGTACAACTAATACGTAATCTTGAGATTGAAATATTTCTCTAGACCTAGATCTCATCGTTGCCCCCTCATCTTTATATCTATAAGCATCGTGTTCGAAAGTTATAACACCAAACTTATATTTGTCAAAAGGAATATTCTCTAAGGTTTCAATTGTTGAATCATCTACGTCCAAAGAAAGATAATCAATGTTTCTTGGCATTGTATGAGAATCTAACAAATCAGAAAAATTAACAAATCTCGTGTCTTGATTAACAACAGGATTATTTCTATTTAATCGGAATTCGTAACATAGTGCTGGGTCTATTTCAACCGAAAGACCTTTCCACCCAAACTCCTTTTCAAGCAAAGCTGTATTGTTTGCGTGAGTTGGTAAACCAGATCCCAATTCCAAATAAGTACCATTTCTTTTACCGTCAAGAACGGAAAGAACAAACATATCTTGAAAATGTTTTGCATAATTTCTTTCTATGATTTCTTGACCTGAAAATTTAAACTTCCATCGATTATAATCTTCTTTAAGATATTTAATACCTTCAGGAACTCCAGTATTGCAAAGAAAATCCCATATCATATCCTTTACTTTTTGATTAGTTACTTTATTTCTATATAAGAGATCAAACATTTCTTCTTTCGTTCTGTGTAACCCGTGAATTCTCCAAGAAGAATACGTATCAAAATATTTAAAATAATCGTAAGATTCAAAACCCAAATCTAAATCTTCACCGTCCCAATCATCTTGATGCAATAACGCAATTTTTGCAAAAATACTACATTCGATAAACGAGTACGTTTCATGCGCATTATATTGACAAAGCCAATAATATGCTTCAGGTCTTGCTGGGAATAACCTTATTGCTCTTTTCAATAAACTTTTTACGGTTATCCATCTTCTTCCTTGTCTGCCATAACATTTGGCTGCTCGGATAGCGCATTTATATTGAAGCAAATCATCATCAGTTAAATCGCCAGCTTTAATATACAAAGATACGGCCATTGCGCCTTGACCTAAATTGTCATATTCTTTTGCTAAATCAAATATGATTAGCGGATCTTTTGAATCCATTGCATGTTTAGTTACAAGTTCTTTTAATACAGATGACATTAATTAGGCTCCTTGTAAAAATTCGCTGAATGCATGTTGAGGTATTTGAAGAATAAACGTTGCATTGTCTTGATAACCGAAAGAAATTAAAACGTCGTTTTTATGGAATGCAATCCCAGTTACAAATTCAATTACATATTTTCTTCCAGTCTCAGGAACCATGTGTTGACCAAAAAAACTAAATTCTCGTGTCATCTTTGTAATATTCCAATCGTTATCCCAAAGAATTGCGCGGTGAACATAATTACCGTCTTTCCTTGCAAATACATCTTTGTTTAAATCAACTTCGTGTGTGATTGCTAATCTTTCGTTTGGACTTATACGTATTACGTGAGAACCTCCACGCAAATCTCTTTTGAAATTATGAATGTATTTTGATTCATCTAATACTACAGATTCTGTTGTGCCTTCTTCAATATCAAACTTAACAACTTCAACAGGATTACACCATTTTAAAAAATGATAAGGCATGTCTAAAATTGGCATCCAGTTTTTTTCGCAATATGTGCCATCATCACCAGGCGCAGGAATAGGATTTCGTGAAATTTCTTTCCACTTACCATCAACTTTTGCAATTTCTTGCATTTCCATTCGGCCTTTGCCTTTATCATCATAACAATCGCGTCGAACACCACAAAGGAAAAGACGATTATCCCATTCAAATAAGCGGCCGTCTTCTAAACCTATAAATGTCCAAGTTGGTTTTGTATCTTTTTCAGAAGTATCAATTACATCGTATGAAATTAATTCTAAAGTGTCTGGGTGTAATTCACATAAAATATTTTGCGTTCTTAGCGTAATATCATTTTCAGGATGAACGTAAACAAGAGGACCCCATTCGTGGTTCATCTTTTTACCTTCTGAATGATAAAGTGTATAATTAACGTGACGTATGTTTAATAAAACAGTACCATCTTTTGTAATAAAGATGGAAGGATTCATTAAACCAGTTTCTTTTGAAATTTCAGGGGGAATAATTATAGGATGAATTTGTCCTCCGCGTTGTAATGCGTAATGAACAAGTCCATAATAATCCAAGTCATGCATATCAGCTCCACATAATATAAAATATTGTATTATATATTTAATTTACCAAGGAATTTTTTCTTGACGAGTTATCTCTCTTATTGTTTGTTTGCGCAGGCCTTCCTTTATTTGTTCCATTTTTTCATCTGAAATGCTGTTATGAATCCATTTTACAACAGTATCTTCATAAAGATTGCCATAAAGAATATAATCTTTTGTAGAAATATTTTCAGTTGAAAGGTCTGTTCTACCAGTCCAATATTTTGTGATACCTTGATCGCTCGTGCCAGAGATTCTCCATTCAATTCTATACACTGCTCGAGGAAGGAAGGCGCCTTCAATACTTGTGACGCCATCCTTAATCTTTAAAGAATCAACTAACGTTTTATATTTCATTATACCGTTGGATCGGATTCTGATTCTGGTAAAGGATCTGGTAAAACTTCTTCACCTGGTGCTGGTTCGCCATTCTCATAAGGATTTTCGATTCCGATACCTCCTTCTTCTGGGCCGACCGGTTCTTCGATTGAAGGTTCGACAGCAGACCAAGGTGGTTCCTTATCAAGGACCGGCTTTATTTGCAGTTCAATCTCATTGTCTAACACCTTTTTCATATGTTCTGTAATTGGATTGCCTTCCAAAGAAAATGTCGAAGAATAATCTTGAATCCATTTAAGAACTTGGACTTCAGTTAAATTATTAAAGTCGACAAATTCGGTAGAAGATAATTCCGTAGCAGAAAATGGGGTCGCCCCATAAAAGGTTGCTTCGTAATAATTACCGTCTCCAGCGTCATATAATGCTCTTACAGACCACGTCGTTTGGACGATTGCATTTTTTGCTATTTCGCCGTCTGTTAATGTTTGATCTTGGACTTTTATCGAATCGACTTTCCAAGTGTAATCGTATTCGTAGCTCATTTTTTCTCCTATTCGTCAGATGTTGCGTCTGAAAAGTAATCTACATTATTTCTTAAATGATCGTATGCTTGTTTAAAACAAGATGTCCCAGCTGCTTCATCATAACTAAAAGTCAAGTTTTGTAATATACTATTATATATGTTATCTGGGTTTGTATCGTCAGGCGAATTAGATGATGGGCGCGCAGAAAAATATCCTATAGGATTTTTTGTTTCGTCATTTCTCGCTTCGGAAGAAGCATATACCACCATAGTAAATGTACAGTGCCAACCTGCTTTCCATAAAAATTCAGGGATGTTACTGCGATCGTTTCCGTCAGTAAAGCCGCTAGGATGATTAGGATCCATTGGCAAATTTTCATCAAACTTTCTTTTTGATAAAGAAATATGATCTATAACAAAATATGCATTTGGTACAGTTAGTCCTAATTCCGCAACTTCATAATCTCTAATTAGTGCCATTATTTAATTTCTCCATTAAATTATATACCATTTCTTCTAGTTTGTCAATCTTTTCTTGTTGACTATTTATAATCTGTTGCTGATCTTTAATTGCTTCGATAAATAAGCCTGCCATTTTACTGTAATCAACTCCATAAGTATCAACGTCTTCAGCGTATGTAACAACTTCTGGAAGTACTTCCAATACTTCTTGTGCAATTACACCAACCTTTCTCTTAAGATTATCCTGCCTGGTACGCTCCTTCGTTTCTTCTGAATCATCAGGTTGAATATGAGCTTCAATATCTTTAAGGTTATAATAAACACCTCTTAATTGCAAAACTTTTTCTAAAGCATTATCAATAGTAACGATGTTTTTCTTACTTCTAGCATCAGAATAAGCAACGATATTTCCAGTAGCATATATGCTTCCTCTGACATACATTTGATATGCCGAGGCAGTCGCAGACCATCCCCATCCCCAACAAGAATTGGAATAATTGTAATAAGTTGCCCATCGACCAGTTTGATAATATAAACCACCATTGCCATGAGTATAATAATACATCCAAGTTGGATTGCGATACCCATTATTGCCACCGCCGTACGTACCGTATGGAGTATGGTGAGTAATGCCAACCCAGCCATATTTAGAACCCTTAAGCATCATTGTACCATAATTTGATACGTTATGATTAAATATTAGTTCTGCGCTTATGCCTTGTTGGGGTGGTGTCCCTGACCATTCTGTAACTCCCCGAGAAGGAGTATCGGTTATGGTCAGACCTTTGTTTCTTTGAATGACTAATGGTTCATATACAGTAATATGCTCATGGTTGTTCCGGGTTGGACCTCCAATTTGAAGGTACAGCGATGAAGTAGAAACGTCTTTCTTAAATTTAACTCCACCATAAAGGCCTAAGGCACCAAATGTTATACCAGTGTGATAATTAAGAACTAAATCTTTATATTCTGGGTATTGCCACCCTTGGAGAAACCCAGAAGTATTTGATTCAAATATACACCTATATGAATAATCGCTAGTATATTGTTGAAGCCCATTAGTTTCGGGGCCAGTTATATTACCAGGTAAGATACCATAAAGTACTTGGAGACGGTTTATTCTAGATTGTCCACGTGGATATAAGTACCATTCGGTTCCGCTAGATCCTGTGTAGTTGTCTCGGATGTAAGATGTATATATGCTATTGGAGTTTACATAAGTGTTATTGCCGAGTAAATAATTATCCCCTGTTGTAATATCAGTGTGACGATTGTCATACATAACAGCCGTATACCATTGACTCCATGTCCCAGCTGCTTTTCTAAAATGTAACCCTCCCCTATCGCCCATCTCACTCCAAATCGACGAGGCCAATTGCCAGCCATAAGTTCCAGTGTTTGTCCCATCCACCCGATGAAGAACATTTATCCCTTGAAAATGACTGTAAGCGCTATATTTGTAATAAAAATCTTGATTACCGCTGCCTGCACGACGAGGACGATTACCAACTCCGTTGCCCCAAGAATCCCAAGGTACCGATCCCCAATTTGTCAATTCGGTATGGTCTCTCCATCCCCATCCCCAGGTTCCGACCCAATATCTTTCAGGAGAGTTGGCGGGGTTACCGTATATATTAGGTCTTCTAGAATAATATGAATGGCCGCTCAAACGATCGTATGGATTAGCTGTCAATCCATTTTGGGCTCTAGAATATCTTGACAGATAATAAATTTGAGTTTCACCAGATGGATCTATATACCAGTTGGTGTTTTTTGTGCCATCGGAATTAACTTTCCAAATTTTGTTTAAATACCAATCATTTAGTGTACGCATATCTCCATAATTGTAAACATGCGTAGTACCGTCCCAATACCATAACCAACCTTGGGTGTTATCGTGAACACCAAACTGAGCGCCAAGTTGTGACATCATTACCCATCTGTCTCCAATGGCGTATCCATGCCATCCACCTCGGCCATTACCATAAGTTGCTACATTACCATAAGCACTCCCTGATTGCTGTGGATTCCATATACCTCGAGTCGCTTCTGTACCTTCAAACAAATATCCTGCAGACCCTTGAGCATAAAAATCAATATTAGCTTTAACAGTTCTTAATTGAGAAGTACCGTCAGGATTAAGAAAATAATTTCTATCAGTATCATAAAAAATAGACGCTTCAACTTCACCGCCATGTCTAAATCTTGAAGTATTTAAATATGCTTGTTCGTTTCCTTGATACAACCATTGCATCATAGTTGTATTGTCTGAGCTAAATAAATTTGAATCTACAACGGTTCTTCCTTGAAGCCTAATAAAATCTTCTACAGTACCTGTACCATCATTCTCAACACCAATAACCAGTGCTGCATTTTCGCCAGAGTTATTATAATCCGGATCCCACGTAATATAACCAAAGTCAGAAGGAGCATTTGGTCCAGATCTGAAATAAATTGTAATAGGCCGATCTTCTCCAGGATTCCCTCCCCAAAATTCGGCGCCGACATTGCTCAAATAATGGCGTAATCTAGTATTGCCAGCAACATAGCCATAACTGTTAGCGCTGTCCGTGCGGCCACGAGCTCTAAATTTAGGAACGCCGTACCAAGTTGCGTCGCGTAAGATGCTTTCAGAGCGAGGGTCTACATAATAATTAATGTCGTCTATATCATAATATCTTCTAGCATAAACATCTTCTTGAAAATAGGCGTCCCCGTCAACGTCCAATGTCCTAGTAGGAGTTGTAGTGTCGCTAGTTCCAAATCCGACTCTTATTGCATTTGCAATTGTTAAATTGCCTCTAGTCGATAAAGCCATTGCGCCTTGGCCGGAGGTCCCGGAATGTCCGACGTCTCCCCACCACCAGCCTCGCTCATTGACGTTTGGCATCCTAAACGTCATAGCCCAATCATTGAGGTCTCCGTAAGTAACATCATTGACCATACCGATGGCCCATTGATTTGAATCATATAGGCGAACTTTATCATAAGTGGAACTAGTGTTGCCGCGAAGCAAATTAAATCTCATTGAATTAATACGAGACGTTGATGCGGGATCTACATAATAAGATGTACTATTTCTATCAACAAATCTTGTAGCATATACGTATGATCTAAAATACGCGTATCCATCTCCACCAGTTATTAACAGGTTTTCATCACCGCCTCGACCGCCGTCTCTGAATGAAATTTCTTCGCCGCCTGAAGTAGAAATAACTAACCCATAAAGATTTTCTTGCCCACCAGGTTTGAGTTGAGTTTCTATTGGAGTTCCAACCGGGCCTTCAGTCGCTTCAATATATCCGCGAATGGTCGTGTTGTTATTTGTATAAAACTTAATTGAATTACCAGCGCGCAATCTTATATCATTTGCGTCAAGTCTATTTAAATAGCTTGTATTTACTGGGGTTACTTGATAACTAGCATTTCTCGAACCGTCTTGAGAATTTAAACCTTGGAACGTATATGAAGAAATTTCAGTTCTAGAACGTATTTGGCCAAGTCTGACTAAACTAGGATATGGACCTTGATAAGGACTTCCTATATTTGATTGACGCAGTCTTACTTGATAACCAGTTTTTATAATTGGTGAACTGTTCGGAGGCTGATAATTATAATTGTTGGGGCTAGCTAAACGCGTTGAGACTAATGTTGCATCATCTTGCTCTGGTGTATATCCAACCGCATAAATATGATGCCAATATAATCTGGAACTCCAAGTATTTCCCCAGAGCTGTAACCATACGTATCTGTTTGAATCAACGACAACTCTAGCTTCTGCGCCAAAACCACCTTGTCTCGCTGTAGACAATCCACTGCTATTTTCAAAATACGATTGGTCTCCATCAACTCCAGTATTTTCGTGTTGAACGCTTAATGAATAGCCGCCATAACTGCTTACTGTTATTCTTCCTGATGTAGCGAAAGGATAATTCGCATCATCGTGCGCATAATATTCAATAACAACACGAGCGCCACTACTAGCTGTAACTCGACCAATTCTATACCAATAATAGTAATACACACCAGTATAGCTATAAGTTGCTACGTTTTTCCAAAAGCCGGTGATAGGATTATTTTGTTCCCATCCACCAACATTTAATAAATTCAAATTTGATCTGTTAGAAGGATTTAAATAATAAGCATTATTATCTGTATCAATTAAATTAGGCGCATAAAAATTGCCGCTTTCAACAACAGTTCCAGCGTTTTCAGTAAAGGCTGCTCCAGTACCACCTATATAATTGTTACGAGTTTGTCTTCTTCCGACACTAAAACGAAGTGTTCCTAGATCTTCGCTATCGTATATACGAGTACCGCCGTAGACTGCCTGAGCACCCATACGAATACCAGTATGCCAGCGCAAATCAAGCTTGGTGTAATCACCGTTATAGTTTTCTTTTTCAGTACCAATAAAATAATTTGCTTCCGCGTCGCCATTTCCTCCGCCAAAAAATAATCTAGTTGAAGCTACACTATTATACGCATTATTACCAAAGTTTCCACCAATGACTGCGCGACCGGCGTTGCCGCCAGTAATAATATCAGGACGTAATTCAAAAGAATGAAATCTAGAAGTCCCGGCAAAATTTCCATAAAAACCTGTGTTTTGAGAATCATAATATGTAGGAGATTGTATAAAGCTTGGAATGTTAACATAGCCTACGTTTGTACTAGTTCCAGGAATTGCCCCGTATGCAGTTTGAAAAGCAAGAGTGTCGTGAGCATAGATCTTTACTGTATGGGTGTTTGTATTCCCGCCAGTATTTTCGGCAATAATAATATCATTTGCGCCGGCTGACCCGCCTCTTATATGAATACCTCTATAAACATTCCATTTAATTCCATCAAAGCCAGAGTTTGCAGCGCCTCTTCCACCAGGTCCGCCGTAATAATCATTCCATAATACATGATTGAAATCTTGAGTACCTGCTCCATTAAACCATATACCATTATGAGCTTTAGATCGATCTAATCGAAGGCCGTCATTATGAATAAGAACGTTTTTAAGTACGCTATCAGTTGCAGGGTCTACATAATAAGTATCATCGTCGTCGTCTATAAATTTAGGAGCTCGAAAAGCAGTATCTGAAAATCCTATACCAGCAACATTAAGTTTATAACCAGGATCGCCAGATGCGTCAATATTATAACCTAATGACAATTGTCCATTATTTTTTAATTGGAATAATTCTGTTCCTTGGCTTGTCCAATTAGAAGGAAACGGCGTGCTTCTAAATCTAATAACAAAAGAGCCGACGTCGCGATCATCCGCCCCAACAGCCCAAGCCTGATCTCCTCCGGCCGCACCATCCGTCCAATCGCTAAATTCTATGACAGGATCGCCTCTATAAGCCCAGGCTTTAATTCTTCCATAACCGGCGCTTGCAGAATTTAAATCTAACCACGTGTCATCATCACCGCCGTCAATCTTAATTGTGCCGCGAACATTTATTGAAGTTCCAGTATTTCCTGGATCGACATAATAAGAATTTGTGTCTCGATCCCTAAATATATTTCCATAAATTGTGTCGCCAGTGATATCGCCGCCAGCAGTAATATCGTCTATTGCATAAAGATCGTCTACTGTCAAATGAGATTCGGCATTACGTCGTTTAAGCATAATACCGCCAAATTGTCGCAACGATCCGCCGGTATTATAATTGCTATAAAAAATTAAACGGACCCAACGAACACCGCCGCCGTCAGAACCATTATAAGGAGTATGAGTTGTAGGAATAGTCCAATGACCGCGATATGTAGTCCAAGCTGTATCTGTGAGAATTTGGCCACTTAATACAAAATATTGAATACCGAGATTGCTTGTAATTGGGTTCTTATCTTTATCATATTGACAAACACCAAAATAACAGTTACCACCGCTACCGCTAATATAGCGCATAGTAACTTCGCCGTATATTTCTTCGCCAGGAGCAACCGGAATGAAGTCAGAATAATATTGTTTAAACGCAGAAGATTGAATTACGTTCGAACCTGCGAATGGGCCATCAGATACTTTTGTGTATTCAGCCTCTAAGAAATTGTTAACTTCATTACTTTGGACTGGCCCTGTTATTTTTGCTTCAAAGTATTGTGTAAGATCTAATAATACGAGATCCGCACCGCCAGATCCGTATGCTGGATTTAATGAAATATTTCCAGCAGGTCCAACAATGTTAAAGTTGTCGGCATATACTTGCCCGGCAAAAAATGCATTACCATTATCAAGATCAATAGAAGCTTTTAGAACACCGTCGCCTATAAATACAATTTCGTTAGGATTGCCGGTACTAAAATAAGAACGATATGGATTATTATTTCCTGCCCAGAAGATACCCCAATCCGTGGCTGTATTCCAAATCCAATGAGAATAATCTTGAGCTACTAGTAGTTTATTATCATTACCATCACCAGACTGAGTAAACCCAAGCCTTTGAATTTGGCTGCTGATTTTCAATCCTACATTAGTATTAGTTTCACCAAGATCCAAAAAGTTAACTTGTGTTGCGGTATCATAAAAGACTGGAGCTCTTACAGAATTGACCGCTTCAAACCATCCAATTTTAACATGAGCCTCTGCAACTCCGTCCGCATACAATGACATGCCAATGTTGCCATTATCTGTGGCGGTTCTCCACCATTGTGTCATCCATTGATTATCTAAATCATTGTATATACCATTTCTTGCGTTATCAGGCGACATCCATACATAACGGCCGTTGATTGAATATCCTTCCCAACCGCCTTTACCGCCACCGTTAACCTGGATTGATCCGTAATCACCAGTTGGATAATCGATGTAAATTGCAGTATTGTTATCATATGCGGGATAGATTCGATTCGCCTGAATTGTGTTCATCCTCGACGTTGCCGAGAAATTTCCATAAAAATCGGTGTTGTCCGAATCATAATAAATTGGAGCATGCATTTCATTTATTGCAAGGAAATATCCATTTGCAGTTTCTGCTTCAGGTGAACCTTGGTAATACAATTGAAGTTTACTATCAAAGTCTGCGCGCCAAATCCATTGATTGTTAACGTCATTCATTAATCCGGTTTCAGAAGTACCATCATAAAGAAAATGAACGTCTCCTGCAATACCTAATCCTTCATATCCAGTAATACCGACTGAACCACCTGAAACTTCAAACGAACCGTATTCACCGCTTGACTTTCTAAGAATGACTCCGTTTGTGTCTAAACTAATTGTGTTGAGTCTGGACTGACCGGCTGGGTCTGCATACCAATTTGTATTTGTGTAATCATAATAGATAGGAGATCTAATTTGATGATAAACAATCATCCTACTATCATTAATGTTTACACGCTGAGCACCGCCTGTATAAATCGAAACTGTATTAGAAGAAGCCGCAGGGAAATTAATATATGTTGCTGCGTCTCCGTCCTTATGAAGAATCCCATCAAGAGCAATGTTATTTACTCTAGAAGTACTGGCAAAATCGCCATAAAAACTGTCGTCGTCAGTGTCATAATAAATTGGAGAATATGCGTTATTACCAGCAGAGACAACTAAATCTGCATTAACTCTAACATTTTTCTGGAATCTAAATTCAATCGTGCCTGCAGTAGGACTTATTATATCAAAGTTAAACGCATGAGTGGTAAGTGCAGGCGCGGCTTCATCCTGATAATATCTAAAATAACCTTGCCCGTCAGTTACATAAAGATTAATTCTTTCGTTTGCATTTCTACCAATATTAACTGTATTGGTTGTGGCACCGCTATAAAAGTTTGCAGAGTGCAATTCAGATAATGAATTTGGATCTAAATAATATGAGTTATTATCCGTGTCGATAAACTTTGGACCATATACATCAACAGTACTTGTGACTGCAGTGTTTGCAACCTGCAATCTTTGAACGCCGTTTGTTGCAAAAACAATTGTATCTGCAAAAGGAAATCCAAAATAAGTATTAAGATCTCCACGATGACGAACATAATCATCAATGTCTAACGTATTAAATTGTGAATCACCTGCTGGGTTAGCATAATAATTAATATCATCAGCATCGTAAAAAATAGAACCAGTGATTACGCCGGCAGTGTAAAGATGGGCGTCATTTCTTATTTTAACAGTGGTAGCTTCATCCATATAGAATCCGCCGCCTTGCCCAAATCCTAATTCATCTTGCTTTAGGAATGTAGCTGTGCCAGCACCAAAAACAATTGCGCCATCGTTATCGTTTAATTGAATACTACCAGTTTCTATATGAACTTTGTTATCTGCAATTGTACCTACTATTGCAGCGTTATCGCTTGCCGTATAGGTGCTTTGAAAATTTCCAATTATCAATTCGCCGTCGTGTTTTAAATTTAATAATGCAGCAAAGGCAGAATTCCAAATTTGAAAGTTATTACCGCCAGCCGCGGCTGACGTGGCATCTTGTAATATCAAATATAAATTGTCGGCGCCAGCTGTTATAAGGTCCGGTGCTAATGCAAAATTTGCCTTTAACACTCCATTATGACGGAAATCAAGAAAAGTTGTTTCTCCACCGTATGGATTGAATTGTTGAGTTCCTAGGCGATTGAGTGATAACAGAGGAATAACTTCTGGCTCTGAACTAAACGGATCTCCTCCTACACCGCTGATTTGTACACCGGCATTTGCGCCTGCGCCATCATACCCATCAACATTAATTGCTATACCGCCATCACCAGTTGTATCATCTTTTCGGTTTCCATCAGTAATAATACCAAACCTACCAGATCCTGCCGCTAAAACTGATACAGCGGTATTTGCTAAATCAATATAATAATTAGTATCGTTACGATCATAATAAATCGGCGATGTGACTGAGCCATATACGTCAAGAGCTTGAGTAGATGGCGTGAATGTCATACCGATGGCACCTGACGTATAACCTACATTTCCAAATTCAAATGTTTGTGCATCAAGCGCTAGAGTTGTTCCAGTTCGATTATAAATTCTTCCTTTCCAACTATTAATCGTAGTTGAACTAACGCCAAAATACAATGGGCTAGCTCCGCGGAGACTTAAAGGTCCGCTGATATCAACAGTGGAATCAGTTGCTGTTGCACCGGCGTTAACATTAAGAGACAACGTATTAAAATAAGATCTGCCTGCAAAATCGCCATAAAATAAAACATTATCTGAATCATAATAAATCGGTGAATACATTGCTGTTAAAGCAATTACATTATTTGCAGTAACAGCACCAGCAAACGTACCGTCACCAGTACCACCTTCTAATGTAATTCCCCCAGCAACAATATCGCCAGCAATATTCAAAGACGTGCCAGTTGAAGCTGGATCTAAGAAAAAGGCTGGGTTGTCTAAATCGTAAAGATTTGGGGCATAAAAATCTTCGTTTACAGTAACTTGATTTTCTTCGATTTGTAATCTTATACCGCTTGTAGCGCCAGTATTAAAAACAATAACGTTATCGTTTTGAAATCCGAAGAATGAATTAAGATTATTAATGTGTCTTATGTAATCATCAATCTGAATTTGATTCATTACAGAATCACCACTTGGATTAACAAGATAAGTATTATTATCCGTGTCAATCATTCGTGGCGCGTATAAGTCAGGCGTTACCGTAACCGCAGTATTAGTAACTGTTACTCGCGCACTGTTACCTGTGTTAATTTGAAAGCTATCAACGCCATTAAAATCAAGATAAGTACCAACATCGCCATCTGATTGTATAATCCCAACTAAACTTATATCATTAATAACAGATGTACTATCAAAGTCCCCATAAAAATATGAATTTGCAGAATCTATAAATTGGTTGAAAGTGGCGGTTTCATCTCCACCATGCCCTCGAATACTGCCATCAAAACTAACTAATTTGTCAAAATAATATGCGGGGCGGTCAGTAAGAAAGTGAGAATAAGAAGTATTTCTTGGGCCAATAGTAAGATACCCAGAAGGAGTATAAAATCTATGAGCTGAATCTGTATTGGGGTCCCAATAGTATGTGTTATCAATACTATCCCTATATAAAGGAGATTGCATTTCATTTGTTGCTAATACATAAGAATTGGTTATTAATAACCTTTGATTTCCACCGGTATTAAATTCAATCTGATCGGTACCAGGAAACTGAATATTAGTATTAGTATCGCTATCTTTTTCTATTTGTGAAACAATCGCAACAGTGTTAAGTCTTGAAGTAGACGCAGGATCTGCATAAAACAAAACATTATCCGAATCGTAATATCTAGGGGCATATACATCTACACTAAAATCAATTCTTGTATTCTGAATAAGAGCCCTTTGTACATTATCGGTATAAAACGTAATTTGTCCGTTATTAGGAAATCCAAGATAAGTATCGAGATCTCCACGATGACGAATATAATCATCAATGTCGATTGTGTTTAATTGAGAATCGCTAGCTGGGTCAACAAAATAAGTATTATTATCTGTATCTACAAATCGCTTACCGTAAACATAATTACCGGCAGTAATGTCTCCTAACGTTGTAGTAATGTTATTATTAACTGTTAGGCTGCCAAAAAATTCGCCATTAGTTGCGGTTATATTTCCGCCAATGTCTGCGTCTAAAGTAGTAACTAAATTGTTTGCAGAGAGTGTCCATCCTGCAGTAATGTTTTGTCCTGCAGTTATATTCGTTCCTGCAGTAATATAACTCCCTGAAGTAATATAACCGTTCGTAGTTGTGATATTATTATTTGCATTAATATCGTTGCCTGAAATGATATCGCCATTAAGAGACGTAATATTATTATTGGCAGTTACTTGATTCCAAGCAATAACATCATCTCTTGCAATAATATCTTCACCAGTTATATTCCCGCCTGCTGTGATGTAAGTTCCTGCAGTAATATAACCGCCGGCGGTAATTTGTTGGTTAGCTGAAATATATCCAGTTAGTGCTTGTATGTTTCCTGTCGCAGAAACAATATTACCTTGCGCGTCTACATTAAAGTTTGTTACTAAGCTACCGTAGTCTACGTTCCAATCATAATTTGCATCTTGATATGAAGCGTAATTTCCAAGTTGATCTAAGAATCCAATATCTAAGCCGCTACTTGCTAATTTAGTAACATTGAAATTATTAGTTGCAAAATTGATTACCGAATCAGCAACATTGTCGCCAATTGTAATATTATCAAGAAAAGTAATATGGCCGTTAGCAATATCAGCAACGTCACTTCTTAAAAATTGATAACCTTCTAAACCGTCAACAGTGTCAGCGTCAAAACCATTACCTGGGCCTTCGTCTGCTGTTGTAATAATACGACCTAGGTCTGTGCCAGTTCCGTCTATTAATTTCCAATAATCGTTTGTCTCATCCCAAAGTAAAAAAGCATTACTTAAAAAACCGCGATTAATTTCAAGACCGGCGTCTAACGTAGGGGCGCTTCCAATGTAATCATTATTAAGTACAATAATATTATCAGAAACAGTCAATTCAGTGGTGTTAATAGAAGTTACATTACCTTGTACAACAAGATCACCATTAATTAAGACATCGTTTTGAACCGTAAGATTCCCAGTAATTTGATAATTTGCGTCCATGATATCGTCAACATCAGAACGAACAAATTGAGTTGAATCTAATCCATCGAGAGTGTCGGCATCAATAATACTAGCATCAGTTAATATTTCGTTTCCTTGCCAACGTAAAGTATAATCTGTGTTAGAAGATTCGAAGTTTAAATCACTATTTGCATATAATTGTACAAGCCATTTTCCATTACCGGATTGCCTAAAATCCAATATGTCTCGCAAACTTGTGTCTGCATTAAAAATAACATTGTGTCCAACAGAATTAAAATGCGCCGATCCATCAACATCCAAACCTCCAGAAATTGTGACTGCTTGCTGACTGCCTGTTGTAAGGCTTGATGTGGTATTTGTAAGATCGACAAGACCGGTGATTTCAACACCGCCTGTAAGAAGGGAGCTGCCCGTTACCTGAAGAGCATCGGTACCATTATCTGTACTTGATCCAAAGACACCTCGAACGGGTGTAAGTATGCCATTCTTCGCTATGAAGAATTTATTATTTGCCATACGGTTCACTCTCCCCAGTTGGCGGTTTATGTTACTTAATTATTTATCAAACATCAGCCAATGTAGCAAAGATAGTCCATTGAGTCGATGTTGCAGACGCTGGCGAAATTTCAAAAAATACTAATCCAAAGTTTGTTGTAAAATCAAAAGTGCCTAAAGATGACCCCGTTATAACCTCGCCGTATTCTGTTGCAATTGGTGTTGCGCCATCATGCACTACAAGAATCCTTGTTAAGTGTACATCAGAACCTTGTTTACCTGTAATAGTATATTCAACACTCGAATATGCGCTCATTGCCCACGCATCTGCTGTTTGCGCACCAGTAGCAGTTGTTGTTAACCTAAAAGATTTGTTTGTATGATATGCATAATTAACATTACCTGTTACTGTTATTCCATTGTCAACAGTTAAATTAAAATCTATAAATGCATTGTTTGCGTAAAAATCTTGATTGGTTGTTATATCATTATTTGCTATGATTGTATTATTTACAGTCAAATTATTAACAACGTGTAAGTTATTTGCAGTTAATAAATTATCTACAAATAACGGCCCTGTCATTGTATCGCCGTCAACGTTTACAAATAATGCGTTAGCCTCGGCCTCTGATAATCCAAATTCTGCATTTGCAACTTGTACACCAACGACGTGACCAAACGTGTCAAAATCAATTGAACTAATAATTTGATTATTACCAACAGCGGTGTTTGCAACTGAAGAGGTATCATCGTGATTAAAGGTTATTTCAGAATTTGATACTTGGTTGACGCTGAACGTCCCGCCGCCAGCGATTGCGTCGCCAGCAGTGAGAGTAATTGTTGCGGTGCCAATATTACTATTTGCTTCAAGAACTGCTTGGTCGATAATATCCTGGGCTTCTAGGCCGTCAAGAAAATCTGCATCTAATAAAGAGCCATCGCCGTCCACTGGTAACAACAATGCAAGGATTTCCGCTCCAGTCTGATCCGCAGTAGCGCCAGGTTCAATACCGTCTAATTTCAAACCATCTGCTGCAATGTCGCGACCATCGACTGTACCGTCAACAATGATGTCTCCATTAACGCTAAGATCGTTATTAACATGAAGCCATTCGGTCGTAATTGAATTTGCGCTAATATCTGTAAAGGTATCAATAACCGCGTTGAATGTTGAACCGTCACCGGTTAATATTTGTAATGTATTATTTGCTGAATACCAATCAACGCTGTCTACACCAGCCACTGACGTATTACTCGCGGCAGTTAATCGACCGTCTTCGTCAACAGTAAAAATTGGAATTTGAGAAGAAGATCCATAAGTACCAGGTGTGACTGTTGTGTTTGCTAATTCTGTAACTACTGTCATAATGCCAGTATTTGATGTCACAGTACCTGTCACCTTTCCAGTTAATGTGACAGTAAGATCTTCTTCAATACGATCAAGTTTTTCGCCATCAAGCGCAATGTCTCTTCCGTCAACAAGTCCTGTAAGATTGATGTCTCCGTTAACATATATGTCACCAGTAAATGGTGTGTTTGCGCCTGGGCTGCTAATTTGTGTTGTTTCAATATTACTAAAAGTTACGGCAGAATCAAAATCATCGATCTTGGTATTAAATACAGACCCATCTTGTGTATTAATTTGGAAAGTATTATTTGCAGAATACCAATCTGTATTTGAAATACCAGCGACAGCTGCCGTGGTCGCTGCGGTTATTCTCCCGTCAACGTCGACCGTAATAATAGGAATTTGAGAAGCAGACCCGTAAGTGTTTGCAGTAACACCAGTGTCAGTCAATTCCGCAGTGATAGTCATTATACCGGTGTTCGTATAGGCATTGCCTTCGACATCACCGGTGATTGTCAAATCTAAATCTGTTGGAGGAACATTAGTAAAGTTATTAAAGTCAAGATAATAATCACTGTTTGCCCCGTCAAGCAAATCAGCATCAATGCCTGACCCGGCGCCATCAATCGTTAGTATTGTTGTTAAGAGCGCCGCGGTATTAGTAAAGTTTTGATAATCGAGGTAGTAATCACTATTTGCGCCGTCAAGTAAATCGGCATCCAAACCAGAGCCTGCACCATCAACTGTCTTAATTAATTCTAATAATTCTGAAGGATCCGCAGTAAAAGTAATTAAAGTATTTGCGTTTGTTGTTGGGTTGTGTTGCTTAAGGAACAACTTTCCTTCAAAAGTATTTGCAACTAATTCTCCTAATTCTAAATCTTCAAGAACAGGGGTCCAGCCTGGAGTTGTATTAGCAATGGGATTACGATCAAGCTGAATTAAAGTATCTAAACCGTCAATTTCAACAACTTCAACTAAACCTGAAGTAACTGTAAAATTGTTGGATGAAAAAGAAGCTATACCAATATTTGATGTTGTTGCTAATTCGCCAGCGATTGTAATTACATTATTTGAGACGGTGGTATCAATTCCTTCACCGGCCGTAAATGTAATTGTTTCACCAAGATTAACATTATCGGCAGAACCAAATTCGCCGGCAAAGGTAATATACGGATTAGTAATTTTTGCATTAGTAATTCCGCCGTCTTTAACTTGCAATGCGTCTGAAACAATTTCTATTGTTGAATCGTCAACATTAACATCAAACGTTGTATTTGCAACAGTATATGTTAAACCTTCGCCGCCAATTAAATTGTTTGCAACACCTTGCGAAGACGTATCAACATAATCTTTTGTCGCGGCATCTTGAGGATTAATTGGATTTGAAACATCGATGATGCGAGAAGTATTAACATCAACCGTGCCAGACCCAGCTGTAATAGTTACTGCGGCAGCGGAAGTTAATGAAAATGTTCCAAAGTTTTGTATTTGGTTTGAAGTAATATACATTTGACCAACTTCTAAACGAGTCGTTGCGTCAAATATGCTTGCGGTTGCAGTATTTTCTACATCAAGCGCACTTATATTAGATGTGCTATTAGGATCAATATAATAATTGTTATCGTCTGCATCATATAAGATTGGCGAATCAATCGATCCTGTAGGAACCACAAATTTATCAGCAGCTTTATCTACATACGCAAGATAAGTAAACCCACTGTTATAAAAACCTACCTTCCCGCCAACACCTACAAAATATGTTGTAGAATTAGTATCTTCAGTAAATTGAATAACGGAGCTAGTACCGCCAAATCCAAAAATAGCCTGATTAAGTCTTGAAGTTCCTGCTGGGTCTGCATAAAAGGCGGTGTCGTCCGCGTCAATATATCTTGACGCTGTAATATTTCCAGTTGTTGATAAGTTTTGACTAATCGTCAAATCTTCAATTGTTACATCAGCAAGTACAGACGTGCCGTCTGGGTCAAGATAATAATTTGCATTATTTGCATCAACAATAATCGGCGTATTTAAAATACCACTAATATTAAGATTATTTAATTCCGTTGTCCCAGAAGGAGTTACAAAGAAGCTATTGTTTGTACTGTCTAAAAATGTTGGGGCAATAAGGTTGTTTGCAGCGACAATATTGTTTCCGCTTGTAATTGTATTTGCGGTATTAACAGTATTAAGTTCGGAAGTTTGATCCGGGTCAAGATAATAATTTGAGTTATTTGCGTCGATGATTAAAGGTACTGTAAGAGCGCCTGTCATCGAGTCTCCGTCTGCATTTACAAAGTTGACATTTAAGTCTTCTGAAATTACATTTACGACGTGACCAAATTCATCAAATTCAATATCGTTAATTACAACGCCAGTACCGTTATTTGTATTTGCAACATTTGAAGTGTTTGCGTGGCGAATGTCCGCGATAGCAGCAACACCGGGAGTTAAATTAATCTCTATTCCACTGTTTGCAGTAATATTAGAAATATAATCAACCGTAATCGTTGTAGTAATTTCTGTGTTTGAATTACGTATGACCGTATTAGAACCAACGACGTCTCCAACTAAATCGATGTCAAAATTATGTACATAAATTTCCATCTTTCCAGGCTCAGGAGGATTGCCTGTAGGAGAGTCGTTGTAAATAACATCAACACCTTCATTAACCGTAAATTGCCACATTTGGCCGGCAATGTCTTGCGTCGTTTCAGTTAAGTCTATTACCGCGTTTGCAGAAAAAGCGATCGGAATATCAAATGCGCTTTGAATACGACCATCAGATCCTACTACAATTTGAGGAATGAATCCTTCAACACCGTAGGTATCTGCGTCCACCCCAGTGTTTGAAATTTGAAAATTAATTTCGTTATTTGCTTGATCATAATAAAACCGCAATCCTTGCCCACGAGTAATTACGGGATTGTTTTCTAACAGATCTAAGTTATAAGTATTGCCACCGTCTTGAAAAGAAAATTGCCTTGCAAATCCGCCATTTTCTAAATAGTTGTAATTAACTGCGTGACTGTTTGCGGTAGGATCGCTAACACCAATGATTTGATTGTTTGATGCATCAATACTACCGATTGGATCAAGTACTAAATTACCTGGTGAAGTTATTTCACCGACTGTAATAATTCCTTCAATTTGAATATTCCCAGTCGGTTGAGCAACAATTTTATCTAAAGAATTACCAAATCTTAATGTACCATCGTCGTCAATTTGTAATCTTTGAATGCCTGCGGTATAGAAGTCTAATTGATCGTTGTCAGCGCCTGTAGGATCTTCTGCAACAATTTTTGTATCTTGGTCGATATCAATTACAGATCCAGATAAACCTGACCACAGTGTACCATTATATGCCTCGAACCGCTGATCATCCGTATTAAATCGAATCATACCAGTTTGCGGAGTCGGCCGATTTCCTGTACCACCTATAGGAACAATGATTGCTCCTGTCATATCAAAACTAACTATTTCAGTATTGCTATCAATGATTCTTGTATAAAGGCGATTCCAATTTTTAGTTAATGAACCAAGATTAAATACCGCGTCTTGGTCTGGGACAAGATTACTTGTGAAATCAGCAATAACTTCAATGGTATCGACATCCTGATCACCAATCCTAATATTACCGCCAAGAGTAATATCGCCGACGACATCAAGATTACCTGCAATGTTTGTGTCGCCAGTTGAATAATCAATTGTAAATTTATTTAAGCCTGCGCCGTAATCAAACGACCCGTCAGCATCAATTCTTAATCTTTGAACACCAGCGGTATAAAAGTCTAACTGGTCGTTATCTAAACCAGGCGCAGATTCTGCAACGACATAAGTATCTTGATCTACATCTATTGTCCCGCCGAGGCCAGTCCAAGCAACACCGTTATAAGCTTCAAATCTAGAGTCCGTTGTATTATAACGGATCATACCTTGTTCTGGTGGAGGTCGCTGTAAGGTTGTACCGACAGGAATATTTAAACCGCCAGTACTTTCGGAATGAATGATAATACTATCAAATGTTAAACGATTATTTCTTCCATCAATTTCTGTAACTTCAAGTAAATCAAGTTGTCTTATTTCTGTTGCTGATTGACCTAATTCTACAAATGTACTACCGATAATGATATCTTTATTTTGTAGCTTTGCATTACTAATGCCAAGATCTTTAACCTGAAGTGTATCATTAACAATTTCAATTGTAACGTCATCAACATTAACTGCAATGTTTCCACCAGTTAATGTTATTCCGTCTCCGCCTGAAAATGTGCCTTCTCCAGAAAATTGTTTAAACGTAACTGTATCAGAATCTAATACAAATGTTTCAGTATCGGATACAGTAGCTACCCAAGATGTATCTCTGTTAACATTACCGTCTGTTACAAAAACAAACGATCCTGGTATTTCTTTTGTTTCGTTATTGAAATCTTCACGTTGAAACAACCACGGATCAAAACTTCCGCCCAAATCGATTAACTTGTATATACCATTTTGAGATGGCGTCAATTGATCCTTTACAAGAAGCAGATCGCCAACATTCCAAGACGTAACACCATCGATATTTAAAGTGCTAGCGTTAGGTAATGTTAATACAGTGTTTGCAGAATCATATGTTGCAGTCAAATCAATTGTAGTTGCTGCCTTTGCAGATCTTCTTAGAGATAAGATTTCTATTAATTCATCTACGTATTGCTTATTTGCAGCATCAGTTGGATTTACAGGGTCTGGTACATCGAGTAAATCAGCCTCAAGTAAACTTAATTCTGTATCGACGTAATTCTTTGTTGCGGCATCTTGTGGGTTGGTTGGATCAAATAAATCTACAATTTTGCTGCCGGATATATTGACATCTCCGACAGTTTGTATTATAATACCATTATTGGTGCTAAGGATATTATTAGCAAGAGAAAAATTGCCAACGGTGAGATTATCGAGTCCGAGGATTTCAGGAGTCGTTTCACCAAGAGTAAGACTAGTTGTTCCTAAAGTAAAGTCAACTGATGTAGTATTTATAACTACATTCGCAGTTCCATCAAAAGAAACAGCACCTGAAATAACTCCATTCAAAGCTATTTCAACTGGTGTCTCTAATGAAGAGGCAAATTCTATCGTGTTGTTAGATTCAATTAAAGTGATATGACCAAATTGGTCTATCTCAATATTTGAAATATAATAACCAACAGCGTTAGTACTACTTGTTTCGGTTGTCGTATTTGCGTGAGAAATAACAACATTTGCTGATTCAACATCATCTTCAGGAAATACAATAATTCCAGGTCCACCATCAATCCTTCTTATATAAGGACCAATAGTGTCGACGCCCAAGACAATAGAATCAGGAACAATAACAGGTTTCTTTTCGCCCTGTGCAACAATAGGTCGGGTTGTTTCCTGTTTAGGAACAGACCTTATTGCAGTTGACGAACCTACACGAACCTGAATATTACCGGTAGTCTTTACAGTCGTTTGGGATTCCTGTTCACTAACGTTCGCCGTAACACCGCCGTTTTCGCCGACAGTAACTTGAACCATTAGATCACCTCCGAAATAGTCGGAACTATTACTGCAAGTCCTTCAACTACTTTCGATATTTCTCCTGATGTTTTACGCATTAATACGTCGTATTGATATTTGCCAGGCTTAAGACTTGCCGTGTCAGCGTCAGTCAATACAAGTGTGATTGAACTATTCGGTGAATCCTTTTCAATAGTAAAAGTCGCAATACTAGTTGACGAATACATCTTTCTCATACTAGCAAAAAAATCATATGTTTCAATAGGCAAAGGTGTACCGTCAGTATCAGAAATACCAATTGAGATTCTAAAATCCGTACTTTGATCTACGTATATATTTGCTCTCGATGCCATCTGTATAGATCTCTTTATTCTTATTATACTATTTATAAATGCAAAAAAGGGGCAAGAAGCCCCTTAATTGTTTGTTGTTTGTGGGGTAACGAATTATTTATTCTTTAGGTCTTCGATTTGTTTCTTAAGATCGTCAATTTGACTTTGTTGTTCTTTCATTGCCTCGATTAATAAACCAACCATATTACCATAACTGACTGCTAAATAATCTTCTTCTTCAATATTAGATTCAACGACAACTTCTGGAAGTACCTCCATGACTTCTTGTGCAATGACCCCAACTTTACGTGTTTTAAGTTCGTCATTAATTTTATTGAAATAAACACCCCTTAATTGTAAAACTTTTTCTAAGGCATTATCAATAGTAATAATATTTTCTTTGAATCTAGCATCAGAAGAAGAAATAACATCTCCGTTTGCTTGTATATCACCATACGAGATAAATATAGAATCCGTACTGGTATCGCCTGGAGAGAATAAAAAACAAGCCTCGTTAGAAGGATTTCTTATTGAGAAAAACAAAGCCTGGCCGAGCGTTGTAAGAGCGGTTAGTCTTTGAAGAACTAAACCTCCAGGCGGGGTGCCACCAAAACCATTGGCAGCATCTTGGAACATCTTCCAATCGCCGGCGCCATCCGCGGTTCCACTACCAAAATATAATGCATTGTTTGTGCTGCTATCTCTGAACTGTAAATAACCAGAAGTATCAAATATTAAACCGCCGTCCGTTTTAACCGCAACATTAGTCTCATCTAAGAAAACCGTAATTGCGTCTGTAATATCTGATATGTCAGCACCAGCTGCAACAGTAACTGTAGCTCCAGATTCAATATTAAGAAACGCGCCGTCTTGGATATCAATCTGGCCATTAGGACCAACAATGTCTATATCACCTACAACATTAATATTAGTAACTTTCAATAAGTCTAACGTATTGTTATATGTGAATCTATTTAAGGAATCCGGTATACCAGTTGCAGGATCTGTGTTGGTCACGCCTCTCGTGGCATAAGTTTGAGCAAACCCTTCATCATCGGTATCAGATACCCAAACGATTGGCCCATCAAAATTACCGTCACCAGAAGTTAATGTATAAGAATTTATTGGCGCAAAATTATCTACCGCTGATGCGCCTTGTGCTCCTTGCGGCCCAGGTGGCCCCTCTGGCCCAAAAGGTCCTTGAAAACCTTCTCCGCTTGGTCCTTGCGGGCCCGTACCACCCTGTGCGCCTTGACCCGCTGGGCCTTGAGCACCTTCTCCTGCGAAACCTTGGAATCCTCTATAACCTTGAATACCTGGTTGCCCAGGGCCTCCATCAAATCCTTGAGGTCCTTGAAAACCGTTTGCGCCTTGGGGTCCTTGGAAACCTTGATTACCTACACCCAAGCCACCTTGAAAACCTTGCGGTCCATCAAATCCTTGGAATCCTCTGTAACCTTGAACACCGAAGCCACCGTCGTATCCTTGAAAACCTTGAGGGCCAATAGTACCTTGTGGTCCTTGAAAACCAGGCTCACCAGATCCTTGGAAACCTTGGAAGCCTTGAGGACCTAATCCGCCTTGTATACCAGGCTCCCCAACACCCGGCCCACCTTGTAAACCTTGGGGTCCTTGAAAACCTTGGACACCTTGGTCAGATGTTGCGCCATCGGCTCCCTGTGGACCAAATCCGCCTTGAATACCTTGCGGTCCTTGCGATCCAACTCCATCGTTTCCAGTTAAACCTTGGAATCCTCTTTCACCTTGAATACCTTGATCGCCGACACCGGCCGCACCTTGAGTACCAAAGTCACCTTGAATGCCTTGGGCACCTTGTACCCCCTGAACACCTTGTAAACCCTGCGCACCAGGAGAACCAGGACCACCACCTAATCCAGCCGCACCTTGATTACCTTGTAAACCTTGCGTTCCCTGCGGGCCTTGAACACCTTGTAAACCTTGCGCCCCTTGTGAACCTGGTGTACCATCTTGGCCGAACCCTTGGGCACCTTGTACCCCCTGAACACCTTGGTCCCCTTGTCCTTCAGGACCTTGCGTTCCTCCAAACCCTTGCGGACCAAAACCGCCTTGCAGACCTTGAATACCTTGCGGACCTAAAGCTCCTTGCGTTCCAAGCGAGCCGTTTATACCGTTAGCGCCTTGTAAACCTTGAGTACCTTGCGCTCCAGCGCCAGTTGCGCCTTGGAATCCTCTATCTCCTTGAATACCTTGAGTACCTTGGAAACCTTGAGAACCAGGCAAACCGCCAGGACCAGTGTCACCAGTTCTTGCAAAAGTTACAATTACATCTTCACCTTGAATGAAAGCATTATTGTTTCCGCTTACATACGCTACATCAATTGCAAAATATGATGCAGATTCTGTTAATCCTGAAATAGTAAATAAAGCAAAATCTGCAGGTGCCGACTTTTTAGAAACCTTCATGTGTCCTTTAATAGGACTGGTTGAATCGTCAATAGTTCTTAAATACGCTTCAATTAATACGCCGTAATCATCCCTGTCGCCCATATAAACAATGGTCGCCGCTGCCGCAGTTGAAGCATTCCAACTTAAAACACCAGTTGCTGCGAATGGATTCGGCGCTGTATTTGAAGTACTATAAGTGTAATCAAATGTTACACCGCCAAATCCGCCAGAGTCTCCTTGAAAACCACCAGCGCCTTGAATACCTGTCGCGCCTTGAGTGCCGCCTTCGCCAGTTGTTCCTTGTACACCTTGTACACCTTGTGGTCCTTGAATACCTGTTGCACCTTGAGCACCAGATGAACCTTGAATCCCTGCAGGACCAGCTGGTATAAAAGTTATATAAGTCTCAGGTGAATAACCGTTAGCAGTTATGATACCGTTAAGAGATACTGTATTGGTACTGATAGCAGTAACATCGAACGTTGCCCAGGCCTGGGATCCACTATCCCAGGTAATATTGTTTATTTCATAAAAAAGATCGACTGTGACAGAGTCTTTAAGCCGAAGAATTAAATGACCTTTTGGATCGGAAGGATTTGCAATTAGGTAATCATAAAAATCATCAATGTCATTATTTTCACCTATAGGCAAATCATCAATAGTAATTACAGTAGCTAAATTATCAAGATTATTATTTGTCTTGAAATAACTAACTCCAGGATTTGTACCAGGAGTTGTATTATTACTGAAGTTAAACAAATATGTAAAACCACCAGGCTGCCCTTCGCCTTCGTTACCTTGAAGACCTGTTTGTCCTTGTACACCTTGTGGGCCTAAATCTCCTTGAATACCAAACGTGCCTTGAGTACCCTGCGGACCTTGAGGACCTTGTATACCTTGTAATCCGCGATCTCCTGATGGATCAATTGCAAAAATTACAGTTGATCCGGCAGCGGCAGCGCCACCGTTGTCATTATACCATTGCGTGGTAGTACCAGCACCTTGACTGTATATGTGATTTACGTCAAATACATAATAATCATCAGGATACGCACCACCGGCCGGTTGATCCGTTGCTTGTATAAAACTGTATGAATATAATGCATAATATTCATCAGGATTATTATAATTTAATATCTTTAAATATCCTAGCGGGGTTGTTTGACGAGTTGCTGCTTCTGCATATATGTCGCCGACATAATGAACACCAGCGCCAAAGTTAAGTTCAATATTATCAAAGCAAGATCTATTAACTGCAATCTGTGTTGTGCTTGTAAAACTTGCATTGTTTAATACAATATTTGCAGCGTTCGACGCGTCAGTTAATGCGGTCGATACGTGATATAATTGATATCCAAAGTCAAGAGGACCTAAAGAAACTGGCCCGGGCACGCCAGCGCCACCCTGAATACCAGTCGCGCCTTGAACCCCAGGTGCACCAATTGGTATAAAAGTAATTAATGTTTCAGTGCCGTGAGAAGAAACAATAGTGTTCCAATTGCTAACGTTACCGTCGATATGTGATACGGTAAAATAACCCCAATTTTTGCCAACGCCATCCCAAGTCCAATCGTTAACTTCGTATACCAACCAATGATGACCACCAGCGCCAACTCCACTCGCCGGCGCTTGTACTTTTAGATAACCTCGAACACCTGCCCCACCAGCAAGACCGTCGATCCAATCTAAAAAGTCATCAATTTCAGTATTATATTGATCGTCAGGAATGTCATCAATATACAGTTGTGTTGCAAGGACCGGATCGGATGAATTTAATTTCCAATTGTTTACGCCTGGATCAAGACCTTGCGTAGTATTTGAATTAAAATTCCATTGGAAAGTCAAGCCGCCGTATTCACCTTGTTCCCCTTGAAGACCAAGACTACCTTGTAAACCTTGAGACCCAGTTGCGCCTTGAACTCCAGATTCGCCATCTGTTCCTTGAACACCTTGAGGTCCTTGTAAACCTTGAAGACCCTGCGGGCCTTGAGTGCCTTGAGTACCCTGCGGTCCTTGAGTGCCTTGAAGACCTTGTGGTCCTTGTAAACCTTGAAGACCCTGCGGGCCTTGCGAACCAGTTGTACCTTGATTGCCTTGCGGTCCAATCGCGCCTTGAATACCAGTGCCGCCTGTTAAACCTACAAAATTGAAATTAAGCTCAAATAATTGACCATAAACCCCAATTTGTGTTCCCCAATCAGCACGGCCATCGACATATGTACAAGTTAATTCCCAGTGAGTAGTTTGATCTGTTAAAGAATCGACTTCAACCCAAGTGTAATCATTATCACTTGCAGCGTCTGCCCGTTGTTTCATTAACATAAAAGCTTTTGGGTTTGAGCTTCGAGCTTGTAAATTTGCAAACGCACCTGAAACCGTTGCAACCGCAGGCCCATCAATTGCGGAAAAGTCGTCTATGTATAAAGTAAATGTACCAGCGGCTTGTAAATCATTAACACTAGTATAAAAATAAGTATTTCCTGGATCTGTTGTATTACCGTTACTTGCATAATCATAATTAAAAATGAAAGTCAAACCGCCAGTGAGACCTTCTTGTCCTGTCGAACCTTGAATACCTTGAAGACCTTGTGGTCCTTGTAAACCTTGAAGACCTTGTGGTCCTTGGATCGACTGCGGTCCTTGTAAACCCTGAACGCCTTGTAAACCTTGAAGACCTTGTGGTCCTTGAAAAGCTTGGGGACCTTGCAAACCTTGCAACCCCTGAGGACCTTGTGGTCCTTGCAAGCCTTGAACACCTTGAAAAGCTTGAGGACCTTGTATACCCTGAGCACCTTGGAATCCTTGTACGCCTTGATCACCTTGAAGGCCAGTAAGACCTTGTGGTCCTTGCGCCCCAATAAATCCTTGGGTACCTTGAAAACCGCGATCTCCTTGAATACCAGTTGATCCTTGTGGACCTTGAACACCTTGATCTCCGCGGAATCCACGAGTACCTTGAATACCTTCGTATCCTAATTGACCTTGGACACCTTGATTACCTTGTACACCCTGAAACCCTTGTACTCCGCGGAAAGAACCAATATTAACCCAATTAGTACCATCGTAAATCCAAAGTTCGTCTAATAAATCATCGATAACACCTTCACCAATATTTGCTGTTGGAAAGGTTGTGGATAATAGTGTTTGAGGATCACCAGTTGAATTAACATCAGCTACGGAACCAATAATTGTAAAACCAGGACCGTAATCGCCTTGTATGCCTTGTGTACCTGTGTTACCTTGTAAACCTTGAACGCCTTGAGGGCCTGTGCCAAGGTCTAACCATTGTGTACCGTCTGAATATTTTAAAGTACCATCATCTGCATAAACGATAGCACCTTCAAATGGAGCGGGATCCAATTGAATTGGAAACGCTTGAGGTACACCTTGGCCAATTGTAGGCGTTTTACCTGATACTGTTCTAAACCCGCTAGGCATTAATTAGATCTCCAATTATACAACGTCATCTTCTTCAGACTGACCTAACGTAAACGATAAGGTAGTATGAACGGCTAAATCAACATCAGCCTTAGCTTCTAAAATATCTCCAGATTTTAAAAATTGACCGTTTAATGAAATAGGAATTGTTTCATATGCAGGTAATTGCAAATTCCTAATAATGTAAAATGTCGTATTAAGATCATAACGATATACTTGAACATCAACAACAACTGTGCTAGCTGTAGTGTTGCATAAAATTAATGGTGAAATAACTTCAGCAACACCGGGCTCAACAGTCGTAGATCCGCCAAATACTAATTCTGGGACTTCATAATTTGGCACATTGATAATTTCTTGCCAATTAGTCGACAAAATTAAATTTTTGGCGACTGGTTTTGCGTCAGGCGCCTGCGATGTTACGATTGTAGTAATTGACATTTTTTAATCCTTTATACAAATGCTCTACTTTGAGAAGCACGTCTTGCAAGTTTTCTTACTGATGAAGTAAACGGTCTTCCTTCGATTCTACCTGTTCTACCGTTAATTCTCAATCCTCTAGCAAAATATTGGTTGTTTAATTCGTCTGAACCTGACCATCTTACCCTGCCACCATCTTCATATAATACAGATGCTAAAGCTGAAATTGCACTACCCAAGTTTCTAAAGTTAAGAGGCAATGCATTCCTGTTAACACCGGCTGACGCGCCATTAAACTGATGGGCAATTGATTCGACCAAGGATCCAAATACTAATGTGTCTGGCCTTAACAAATTATCAATAATACAATCATCAATTAAACCTTGAATCATTAATATTGTTGTTGGGTCCACTGTATAAGTACTAACTACATCTCTAATTTTTACAAATGAACTAACAAACGCGTCCAACAAGTTAGTATTATTAGGTCCATCATTAAACCAAATTGCGCCATTCCAGTAATATATATCTCCTTTGTAATAGCTAACGGAAATATCGTCAGCAACAATATACGCATCATTAACTAATGCCTGTCCAATTCCAGGCAATTCTCCAATATTTGCCTTAGTACCTTTGAACTTTAAGTAAGGAGTATTTGAATTAAATACTGGGAATACATGATCTCCTTTGTAATCAAAGAAAGATGCAGCAAAAGTTCTTGTTGCCTGTTGACTTCCAGTTGTCCCTGCAGAAGGATTTGTATACAAGAAATCATTTGTAAACGCAGTCAAGAAATTAATCGTATCTCTTCTTGTTAAAGGAATATCAATATACTTATACGTCGCATTAACATATTTGACAACATCAAATGATAATTCAATCTTACGCTGTTTCAATACATTTAACGCGTTTGTATAATCAATTCCAACCCAATCTAAATCAGGTTCTTCTCTTACATCAAGGTATTTTGTATCATTATTTATCAAAGTCTCGTAAAACATTTGGCCTATCTTTAAGGCTTTCTTACTTTCTGTTTCTCCGCCAACACCGCTATTGATAACTTGGTTTGGATAATCCCCAGTTACAATTTTTGAAGCAATCCTACCTAATTCTCTATAAGACCTTGCCGTTGCTTCAAGCTGATCTTCAGGCAAACGTAATTCATTATTCCAATAATAAAATTCAATATTCCATCGAGATGCAATATTTCCATCGTAATTCATATCGTAACTCATTGCATCAACCAAGTATTCCACGTCACGACGACATTTTGCCCTGTTGTAATCAAGAACTGTAAATTCTTTTGCAATCCAGGAAATTAGGTCGCTTGATAAATCTGCAGTATTTGTTACCAATGCATCAGCAGCTTCTACAATCGATGCGTCAACCCAGCTAAAATCAGGTTCTTCAATTTCTGGGATAGTATCAATAGTTTCGTTTCTAATACAATCTTCGATGATTCTTACTAATTCTAAACCACGAGCACCTTCAACGCCTGATCCAGCATCTTCAGCAAAATTTTGTGGAGTTGAAGTATAAGCTGAATTTTGTACGTCTTCTTTAATAATTACGCTTCTAATTAATTCACCAAGATACTCGTAAGCATCCGCGGTTTGTACTCTAGTTCCACGGGACAATACACTTGAACCGTTTTCAAAATAAATTTGAGCATTGATTCTTGTTGCTGTATTACCGCCGTATTGGATATCATGAGAAAGAGCATCAACAATAAACCCAACGTCACGACGACAAGATTTTTCATCATACCCAAGTCCGTTTAGGTTTTCCGCAATATAAACAATTGTTGAATCGATTAATGTAGAAATTTGTCGTGTTATAGTTTCTTTTGAATCAATATATGTTTGTGCAACCCAACTTGTATCAGGATCGATCCTTTCAGGTATTGCTGTAGGTCCTAAGTTTTGCGCTGCGGTCGCAACAATTAATGCTAATTGTTCAACTGCATCGCCAGTATTTGGATTTGCTGCAACGTATGTAAAGTCTTGCGCAACAGTATTTCCTTCTGAAGGAACGATTGTAAATTCTCTAGTGATTTCATTCATCACTCTAGCCAAGTGAGTAAATGCTCTCTTTGTTGGAATTCTTTGCAACTCAGGCAATACGTTAATAGCGTTTTCAAAATAAATTTGGGCCGCTTGAACAGTTGCTGAATTGCCACCGTATTGAATATCGTGTGATACCGCATCAACAATAAATCCTGTATCGCGATAACACTTAGATTGATTATAACCTAAGCCATTAAAGTTTTCAGCCAGCCAAGTAATTACAGTTTCTTGCAATTCAGGCTTAACATTTGATATCACCGTAGAAGAAACGGAATTTGAAACGCCGTATATTGAAGCAGTCGGTTCTTGTAAGGTTGGCAATCCATCTAGACTATTTGCTGCTATCACATTTGGAGTAATATCAAACAAACCTTTAACTTTTGCTGCAACCTCAGGACCAGCATCTCCGGCAGTAACTTGTGTTTCAGAATTTCCTGTTGTTGGGGTTACTGCTTGGCTTCTTGCAATTGATTCCGTGATTGCTGATAAGTGCCTAAACCCATCAACAGTTGCAGCTCTTTGATGAACAGGTAATACGCTAGTTGCATTGATAAAATACATTTCAGCATCCCACCTAGAGGCAGCATTGCTGTTATGTTTGATATCCCAAGTAACAGCATCAACCAAGTATCCAACATCTCTTTCACACTTGGCCTCGTTATAACCCAAACTCCTTGGGTAATTTGTATTTAAATATGAAATTGCATTTGTAATGATTGAGGTTTGATTAGTAGCAATTTCTGTAGCTTGTCCAGCCGTAGCCGATCCAGTAAAGTCAGGTTCAATAGTTGCAGGTATACTTGAAATATTGCCGGCAGTCAACGCATTAATGACAATGTCCAATAAGTCGTTAACTCTTGTTTGTTCAGCTGAAGTTACAACATAAGTATTAGTTATTGTTTTTAATTGACCATAAGCAGCAATTGAAGCTGTTGTTTCTTCCGAGCTTCCTAACTGACTAACTGCGCCATCAAAGTATGCAATTGCGCTAAGTCTTGATGAACTGTTGCCGCCGTATTTAATATCGTGTGTTAAAGAATCAAGAATAAATCCAGTGTCACGCTCGCAATCAGCAACGTTGTATGTTGGCCAATTTACGTTAACCCAACTTACTGTATCAGAAATAACAGTTGCTTGGTTTGTTGTAATCTCATCAAATTCTGTTGTATCTAAACCAGTTGTATTAATTTCAACCGTTGCCGGGAGGCCTGTCAAATTGCCTGCATTTATAACATCAATTATTATTTGCACTAATGCGTTTGAATCGGTTGTAAGTTGCGCTGGCAAATCAACTAGTAAATCTGCTATAGCGCTTCGCAACGTTGTGAACGCCGCGGCGGTTGGCCCTTCTTCACCGGTTCCTAACAATAATGTTGCTCCTTCAAAATAAGATTCTGCATTTAATCTTGAAGAACTATTTCCGCCGTATAACAAGTCATGACATACGCCGTCAATTATAAATCCTGTGTCTCTTTCACACTTTGCAACATCATAAGTTAACGCTGGATATGTAACCGATATCCAGGCGGTTAAATCATTAATTAAAGTTCCGCGATTTCCTGCAATGAGTGCAACAGCGGTTTGACGATCTTCGTCTTGATATGTTGCGCCTTCAGTTGCAGGGAAGAAAGAAGGTTGAATAGTCGTAACAGTTCCATCAATAAATTGAGTAACATTACGGAACAAATCTCCAATTTCGCCAACACTTGTTACATTAGGTAATTGCTGTACAAGATCTCTTGCATAATTAACAGCGGCAACAGTTGCATTAACTTGGTCGTTTGCAGGGTATCCGCTATTAGGTCGGAGATAAGCATTACCTGCTGTAATTGTATTATGATTAGTGCCAAGCAACAAATCTCTACGAACCGCATCAATAATATAGCCAAGGTCTCGAGTACACTTGGTGTTATCATAATAAATTTCTGGATGATTTGTCTGAATCCAAGTTGACAACTCAGAAATAATTGTTGATCTGTTTGCAATTATTGCGTCTGCGGCTGCAATGCGATCTGCTGTTTGATATGTTGCACCAGCGGTCGTCGGGAATGTTGAAGATTGCAAAGTGGTAATAGAGCCACTAATAACATCAGTAATTCTTGCAAAAAGAATATCAATTGAAGCGCCAGTTGAAGGCAATGCATTAATAGCTTGTCTAACTTGATCTATAACGTCAAGTTCTTCTTCTTTCCTTGCTCCAGTATAAGTATCGCGTAAGTACGCATTCCCTGCAGTAATTGTGTTATGATCTGTACCCAAACCAATATCGCGACGAACGGCATCGACAATATAACCAAGATCTCTTTCGCAAATTTCGTTTGTGTAATCAATTGACAAGAAATCAACAACTGCGCCTTGATATGTCTCTCTGTTATTTGCAACTGTTGCGTGATCGGTTTGATATTGTAATGCAACAAACGTTGTATTTGGCTCAACCTTAGCAGGAATGTTTTCAGGAGTTGCATCGTTAATTATCTCTGCAAACATCGTTCCAAGATCAAGAACAAACGCAGCTTCTGTTGCAGTCGCTGGATTCCCAGAAACGTCTTGAGTTAACAAAACGCCAGGAGACGAAGTTACTGCAGTTTCAGTAACAACTTGCGACATTACTTCAGCCAATCTTTCGTATGCAGCTGCAGTTGAAATTTGATCGTTCAACGGTAATACATTGGTACCATCAACATTGAAATAAATTTTTGCGGCCGCAACTGACGCACGATTACCGCCGTATTGAACGTCGTGAGAAATTGCATCAATGATATATCCTGTATCTCTTTCGCATGCAGCCACATCATATACTGGGTAATTGCTATCAATAAACGTAGTGACTCCAGTTTGAATTGTTGCAGTTGATGTTTGAATATCGTCATGGACTGTTGTTACATACCCAGTTAAATCCGGTTCAACAACGGCTGGCAAACCTGCAACAGATCCTGCAGAAATAACATCAATTATAATGTCAAGCAATGCAGAAATTTCAGACTGTTCTGGGAATGTTGTTACATATTCATTAATAATTTCTTTAAGTTTTGAATATGCAAAAATCGTTGGCGGTATTTCGTCAGGGCCTAATTGAGAAGCGGTACCAACAAAATAAGCATCAGCCGCACGTATAATTGCAGAGTTACCACCGTACAATATATCGTGAGACAAAGCATCGATGATATATCCTGTATCTCTTTCGCAATCTGCAACGTCGTATTTGTGAGTCGGATAATTGTTAGTAATTTCTAATAATAATGTAGTTTGAATTGCTTGACGATTATTTTGCAATCCATCTTTTGCTGCAATACGATCGGCTGTTTGATATGTCGCGCTTGGAGAATTTGGATAAGTTGGCTGAGTATAAGTTGTTACAGTTCCGTTTAATACATCAGTTACTCTCTTGAATAAAGTACTAACAACACTTGTTACACCGGCCGATACGACAGAGGCAATAGAGTTTACAAGTAGTTCTGCTTGATTAATTCCGGCAATCGTATATTCTAATTGATTGCTTAATACGTATGCAGATCCAGTTCTTAAGTAAGCATCCCCGGCAGTGATCGTGTTATGATCTGTACCTAATGTCAAATCTCTTCTTACAGCATCAAGAATATAACCAATGTCTCGTTGACATTTAACTTGGTCATATTCTGGCAAATTATTTTCAATCCATCTAGTGATTTCTTCAATAATGAAACTACGGTTTGCTTGTAATTGTTGTCTTGCATATAAACGTTCAGTTGCAATTCCTGGGTCTGTCCAAACTAATGCATTTGCTGCCGCAGTTCCGTTATCAATAATATCGTTGATTTCGTCTATTGAATTCGTGATTCTTGTTTGAGAATTAGCGTCCGATATATCATCAAGTAACAAACGCTTAAGTTCATTAAACGCTGCAATTGTTTGAGACTTTTCATTTGCGATTGTATTCGCCGCGGTTGCAGTGTGATAAGCAACGCCAGCTTGTATTGAATTAAAGTTAGTACCTAACAACAAATCTAATTGAACCGCATCAAGAATCAAACCTACATCCCTAAAACATTTTTCATTATCATACGTGAAATAATTATCATTAAGATATGCTGTCAATTCTTTTTGTAAGAATGTTTTGTTGGCTTGAATTAATGCGCTGGCCGTATCATGGCTTGCATCGAAAGATTGAGCGCCAAAGTTAATAACATCAGCAGCGCTAGAACCATTTTTCATTATATCAATAATTTCATTAAACGCATCTGTTGCTGCAGCTTTGCCAGTCAAATCACCAATATAATTTACTGTTTTGTCTCTTACGTATTCAATTGCGCCAACTGTTTCTGTAAGTTGTTCATTAATAACTTTGTCTGATCCAGCAGTTCCACCTCTGTATGCAAGGCCAGCAAAAATTGAATTAAAATTAGAACCTGTTAATACGTCTCTTGATACCGCATCCAATATTGTCCCGGTATCTCGACTACACTTGTCTCCGTCGTACGTAAAGTAATGATTATCCAAAAAGCTAATCATTTCTTGTTGTAGGAATGCCTTATTGGCCTGCAATTGTTGTCTTGCAACTG